GATACCCATAGGGTGCAATTATACACTACTCGGTGTAAATAGCGGCTATCTGTTGAGGTTTCATCAACATACTTACAACCATGGCCAAAGATATCGGTGCAGAGACATCGCCTGCGCTCTTACGTTTAACGATGCGCCAAGAACTGTCGTTGGTTTTGGCTGCACAATTATTCATCTGTTTAATCAGCTCTTCTTGGCCATTGTGAACTACTCGACTATTGACCAGACCATCAAGCAAGTCCGAGCATGCCTGATAAAACTGCTGTCCTGACACGTCCTGAATTATCTGCCCAGCATTGGCAAGGCGTTCTGCGATCGTCTGTGTCGTGTACTTGTCGTAGCAAATCATCTTAGGTCGGTATTGATCCGCCCACGCCTTGATGTCGGCTGCGATGCGCAAGTCATCTACCGAGACCTGACTCTCCCACGTCTGGAGAATCCCGACGCCGATTCTTCCGTCACCCATAATCTGACCAGCAACGAGGCTTGCATTGCGGCGAGATGGAGAAACATCGAAACCGAAAACTGTATAACCGCCGACTGGAATCTGGAGCGTGGCATCGGATGTCGCCTCAAGTACGCCGTGAGGCCACGGACTTTGGAGAGAATCAATCCATTGACATAGAAGCTCTGTTCTAGTGTCTTCAATTTTATTAGTTGCCACAGCTTCTTCAAGTGATTCCTCCGTTATTGTGTAGCCGAGCGCAGGGTTAGCCATTGCCCAAGCGTTGCGGTCTGTGATCTTGCAATATTGTGGCGCGCTGTATTCATAGAACCCGAAAGACTTAGGAGGAGCCGATAAGGCTCGCTCGCGTAGATTGTTTAGCGTCTCCGAGAAGGCGTCCCCGGCATTAGACGTTAGCAAGGTCTGAGAATTAGGACGGGCACGAGTGGTTGGAATTGCAGCCGTGTAGCCGTCCTTACTGATCTCGCGAACCTCATCGATCCATAAAAAATCGGCGGTGCGTCCACGGGATGAGTCTCGGGTATCCGATACGAGGTCGAGTGTTGCCCCATTTAGAAGCTCGATGCGCTCGCCTCCATTGGCGTAGCGAATAGCCTTAGTGCCTGCCTTGAGGTGCGGTGCGTTCTCGATGATCCATGCAATTTCACGAAAGGTCATCAAAGCTGTAGCGCGGTTAGAGCTCATGATGAGATGCTTAGTCTCGCCGCCATAGAAGAGCCCCCAGATGACTCTCATGCGGCCTAGATGGCTTTTACCATTCTGGCGTGCTACTAATAGCAGGGTTGTCTTGCGAATGTAATTACCTTTAGCGTCAATCTTCATCATGTCATCGAGCAACCACTTCTGCCAAGGCAATAAAGGTGTGCCGAGATCGTCTGCCATCTTGGCAATCTCATCTGCTCGGGTTTTGCCCTTGAGAAGTGGACTGTGAAGCCTTGCCTTGGTTGCCCCTCGTAGGGCTTGCTTACGAGCCGCCACTAGTCGGGACTGTCTGTGACTGGTCGGGCGGTAAAGGGTGAGTCCGGCATCGTTCTGGACTGCATCGGGTAGATATTGCCAGAAAAGACAGGGGGGGTGGCCGTGCGTGCTAAAAAAACGCCCTCACTACGCGATCCCTTACTGCTATTGCATTTAGTGCAACATGCAACGAGGTTATCGTATGCAATAGGATCACCGCCTGCAATGATGGGAATGATGTGATCGACTGTAGTTGCAGGCATCTGACAGTAGAAGCAACTCCATTGATCTCGCTGCAATATCTCAAGACGTCTAGCCTTATAGGCTCTCGTCCCTCGAGGATCACCTCTCTTAGTACTCATTGCCATCCTTTAGTCTTTAAATGGTGAAGTGCATTGCAATAGTTAGGCTCATCATACTCTGTTACTCCATAACGATGAGCTACATAATGCCAATACATCCAGAACTGTTTAATCGTAGAACTATTCTTAAGACTCTCTGTCTTCATCTGATAGAGACCATATACACGCTTAGTACCATTGAGGTTACCTACAGCTTTATGATCCCATCTTGATTCTCTATAGATGATCTCATGATGACATTGTTCTTGCTTATCAGTTAGTTGATATTTGGCTAATTCTTTAACGTATCGAATTGCTTGGTTACTCGCCTTAGCATCTAAGGGCAAGGCCATAGATAGAGATATCCCAATAGCGATGGCTACCCCCCGGGCTGTCCCTTTCGGGCCCGGGTTGAGCCCTTGATGGGCTCTAGCCAGAGAGCGTACCAGACGTGTCAAGTTCATTTGTAAAAGTCCTGTTCAGAGGCGTGTCGCGTTAGCGATTGTCGGTCGAATAGAATCCAGTGCCCTTGAATGACACTCCAACACTTGAGTAAACCTTGCTCATCGAGCTGTGACAGAACGGGCATTCCAGATCATGAGGCTCATGGATGGACATCCACTTTTCTATTCTGGCATTCGACTCACAGTGCTCGTTATCGCACTCAAACTCATAGGTTGGCATTAGGCTCACACATTCTGCAGACTTCTGTAAAGCTCCATGCTCCACATTGATTGCATCTCATTGGCTCTAGTTTAGCAAGATCATTGCTGAAATCGCCGTAACCTGCGCGAAGCAATAGATCGACCAGATCACCAAGCCGCATAAAGGCCAAATAGTCTTGGGGACTACCTTCTCCTTGGCCATTAAGACGGCAAGTAACGATAGGCAACCCACCAGTTTTAGCTGCCCTCTTTGTGACCTGATCGATCCACGCTTTTGGCTGGAACGCCGATCTAGCTTTAACCTCCATGTCGAACGGGACATGTGTTATATCTTTTCCAGCACCTCGACCGATATCTGCATGTGGCCACCACTCCGATAAGTAACGGGCGACTACACGCTCAGTCGAGAATCCCCGGTATTTACGGCTTTGTGAGGCCATTGACCGCGTGACACTTAGCGCATGACCAGATCTTATTGGTCAAATTCACTTTAATGTCTTTGTAGGGTATTGAGTCATTACATAAACAGCATCGCGTAGTAAATGTGAACTCCTCAAGGATTGCGATTACCTCTTTTGAGCGATGAATCTCATCCTCGGTAGGGAATGATTCCCACTCACCATCTTGATTCATAAACTGTAAGCGTCCCATTACACTCTCGCCTTCTGTCGCTGCCATGATCCATCTTGAGCAATCTCGTACCAGATGACATCGTTCGGTGACTCGCATCGACCGCCGATCTCACCAGTGACGGCTGCCTTGCACTTCATGTGACCCCATGGCTTGCCAGCCTTAGTGGTACCAGTTTTCCAGATCATTTCGCCATGCTTGCAATGTGGGATGTCCTTCTCGGTCTGGCCGCCAATAATCTCTTTCACCGTCGCAACAGCTTCCCCCATTGTGGGCGGCATAGTCGCTGGCTTGATAGTCCATGGATCCTCCTCCTTGACTACTGGAATGTACTCGCCAGATGTCTGCGCCATCTTGGCCTTTGTTTCATCGATGATGGCTTCAGTTTTCTTGACTGTTGCAACCTTGTTCATCTCTTCTCGAGATGCTCGTTTACCCTTAGTGGCATATCCAGCGTTAGCCAGCGCACGGCCAATAGCAGAAGTTTCGCAGTTCTCAAGCGCAGAAGTAGCATTAACGCCTCGACCCTGTACTGTCTCTTCAGCAAGCCCGGTCGTCCATGGCCGTTGATCAGCTTCTGTTCTGTAAATTGAAGCCTCAACAATAAATCTGCTGGAAGTGTGTTCCAAGACTTTCGTATGAATCTGCCCATCTGGATGATCCTTCCAAAACTTTATTAAACGCTCTTCGACTGTCTCGTAATCTTCTAAATTAAACATAAAGTTCATCCTTTTCCGTTATAAGCTCGCAGGCTATTGCGAGGTATGCACATGCATCGATATAGGAGTCAATATGGTCTGGTGTTTCCTGGAGTCTTGCGAGCTTGACTTCGACCATCGCCAGACACGCTTGATAGTCTGAGATTGGTACCTCGAGCATTTGTTGGAGTCTAAGTGCGATTCGAGTCTGATTGACACGAGGATGACCATAAACTCGTCCTCGGTCTCCAATGACGTCAGTAGCTGATAATAAGATTTCACTGGCTTTCACACTTTCACCCTTTCTTTTTTGTCGTAATAGGCCTGCACGGCTTTACGGCCTTTTAAGTAACCTACACGAATGCCGACGATACGGCCTAAATGAAAATATAGTGCTGATAATGCAATCATGGCAAATAAATCACCTAATGATGGATCGAACATGTTTAGCTCTTTTCTATCGACGCCCTTGGTCGATGGCTAAACTATCTCATGCCCTAAGGGGGAATTTTCAGAAATTAAGATAACGAAATGCTAACAATTCTGCCGCGTCGATGTGGTCATCGATGTCCCGATCAAGCTCGTTATCTAGGTCGTCCATACCGCTTACCAGACACGACGAAGGTTCCATCCTTCTCCAGATAAATAAGATCGACTTGCACGTTCTTGCCGTCTACGTACATGATGGCGAATGCCTGCTGCCAGTTGGCCGATCCCTTGGTGTATGAGGCTTTACTAAAGTCCATAAGGTTTCCCACTTCGACCCCATGCAAAACACGCCCTATACGGCCTCCAGAGGCCTCTGAGAAGGACGATCTGCCTGCCCTGTGAGTATGACCCGAGATAACGCTTTT